AACCGGTTTTACATCTATTGGTGCCACTAATAATAATGCAGGTACTGTATTTATAGCGACAGGAGCTGGATCCGGCTCTGGAACAGCTACTCAAAATGATAATAGTATACGTACTTATGAACCTTTTCCAATGATTATCGATGGTTTAGAGCTACAAGCGGATGGCGCAGCTGCGAGACCTTCTTTAACTATTGCAAATATTGGTAACTTATTTGGATCTCAAATAGGAGATTTCAAAAATGATGATTTAGTAGGCTGTAGAATTGTAAGACGACAAACTCTAAAAAAATACTTACATGGTGAATCGGGCGATGCAACTCCTCCGGTAGAACTTAGAAAACAAGAATATATAATTGATCGAATAGCTTCCGAAACAAATATTGCTATAACTTTTGAAGTAGCGGCACCTTTTGATTTAGAGAATATAAAACTACCTAGAAGAGTTGTTGTGGGAAAGTATTGTAGTTGGAAGTATCAACAGGGAGGTTGTAGTTGGAAAGCTGACGGATTTATTAGGTATGGTGATTATACACATAATGCTTACTTTAATATAGATGATTCACCTTTACTAAGTGCTCTTCCAAGTGGCAGTATTGCACATAGCTCTTCGACATCTTATACTACTTCTAGTTATGTTACACATAGTGGTAAAAACTGGCAGTGTTTAATTGCTCATACTAATCAAACTCCTTCTTTAAGTTCTATTTATTGGAAAGAAGTATTTATATGGGCAGAGTGGGCAAGCGGTACTTCTTATACAAAAAATACTTTGGTAAGATATGGTTCTACTGGTCAAAAAACAATTTGGAAATGTATACAGGCACACACTTCTTCGGCTACTATATTTCCGGAAAAGAAAAGTAACTACTGGGTAAGAGAAGATTCGTGTGGAAAAACTCTACAATCTTGTAAATGTAGATTTGGCTTTATTCCTGTTGCCAACTCAGCAAACAATGAAGCACCAAAATCAGAAAAAAATACAGCCGCAAGACTACCTTTCGGATCATTCCCTGGAACAATGAAGTTTTAATTATGATAAAATATTTAGATGAAATGCAAAAGCATTTTGAAGAGTGGTACCCGAAAGAAGGTTGTGGAGTACTAGTAGTAATAAAAGGAGACTTAAAATGGTTTCCATGTGATAACGTAGCAACAAATGAAGACGACTTTGTAATTTGTTCAAGGCAATATATAGATATATCACATAAAGGGGATATAGTAGGAATAGTACATAGTCATCCAGATGCAAGCAATAAGCCTTCTGAGACAGATATTAAGTATTGCAATGTTACAGCTATACCTTATTATATATTTAGCTATCCAAGCATGGAATTAAATATAGTTCAGCCAGAAAGTTTAGTTAAAAAAAATCTTTATGGTAGAGATTACGAATTCGGAGTAAGTGATTGTTTTGAAGCTGCGAGAGACTACTATATTAAAAAAGGTTTAAGTATACCTTCTCGCCCATTGTTCGAAGATGACTGGTGGGAGAAAAATTTAAATTACTTTACGGAGGAATATATTGCTACTTGGGGTTTCAAAAGGATAGAAGAAAATATGCAAAAAGACGACTTACTTATTTTTAAAATAAGAGCAAATGTAGGTAATCATTGTGGAGTGTATTTAGGAGAAGATTTATTTTATCATCATGCAGAAAACAGGCTATCATGCCGAGAAAACATATATCCGTATTGGAAAAAATATATAATTGGAGTTTATAGATATGCAGCATAGTGTTTACTTACAGGGAGATTTAGGAGAAAAATTCGGAAGTAAATTTATTGTAAATACCGATAATTATGCTGATGTTTTTAAATGTATAAATGCAAATCGCCCCGACTTTTTACAATATATAAGAAAGTGTCATGAAGAAGACATCGGATTTATTGTAGAAACAGCAGGAAAACAAATAGGAGAAGAAGACTTACTAGTACCTTTAAAAGAGGGAGATATTACTATTGCTATAGCTCCTGCAGGATCAAAAAGTGGTTTTGGAAAAATATTAGCAGCAATTGCTATTATTGCTTTTATTATAATTAATCCTCTTCAACTCTCGGGAGGAGGAAATTTACTAAAAGCCGCTTTCGCAGAAGGAGCTAAAACAGGGCTTCGAATGGCTGTTTTTGGTGGAACTCAAATGGCTGTAAGTTTAGCGATTGCAGGTATTCAACAACTTATGGCACCTGATCCAGCAGTAGACCAAGATAGTCCTACAGACTATTTATTTACTGGGCAAGCTAATAATCAGATAGAAGGAGATCCTATTCCTTTATTATACGGTGAATTAAGAGTCCCCGGAAGGCCCATAGCTATAGATATAATTCAAGGAGGAGTGCCTGTAACAAACAATGTTACTACAAGCTCTGATGGAAGCGGAAATTCAGTCGGCTCAGAAGAAGTAGCATCTACGGCTACTACAAAACTACCTTAAGGAATAATTATGCCAGAATCAATAACAGACAAGTTAGAAGTAAAAAATTTATATCTACAGAATTTAGGAGTTGCAGATCGTCAGACTATTACAACTACTGATTTAATTTCTGAAGGCCCTATACACGGCCTTGTAGATGGCTCAGCCTCTATATTTTTAAATGACGATAGAGCCGTTCCTTTGTCCCAAGCCAACACCTTTCATAGCCCTACTAAAGCTACTGTATCTTTAACAAATAACTCTACAACAGCTACTATAGTAGACGGTGGATCCACGCCTATTCTAGAAGCAGAAAATGGAGATAAGTATTTAATAGTACGAAAAGGATACGGATCCGTATATGTAACAGCAAGTGAAGGAGGCGCAGAAACTACTAATGGTAATATTTCTTGTACATTAACAACCGATGGAAGTAGCTCTTTCTTCACAGATTCAATGATTTCTTCCCCTGCTGACTATGATACTTTTGTACCTGCTAGACTGATAGCTTTAACGGATACGCACGGAGAAACGAATGAAGGCCACGGAGAAGGCTATATAACAAAACGCACTAGTGCTTCTGTTTGTACTTTTATACCTGGTGCATATGCACCTGCAGGCTTATGGATACCTGAAGGAGATTATTATTTAGAAGTAGATAGAATCGTAAAAATTGCAAGTATATCAGGAGCCACTTTAACTCTTTCTTCAGCTTGGACAGGGGTTACAGGCTCCTTTAAATATGATGCTTCAGGAGCTATTATATCGAATTCAGATGAAGTAAAGCAAACAGAAGTTGCAAACTATCAGGGGGTGACCACACAGTTTAGAATAGGTTCTCATAGTCAAGTCCCTTTTAGGGGTCAGAATGAATATGGATCAACTTCTATAAGCAATAATCCAAGTGCAGGAGGTACTTTAGAGCAAACCCAAGGTTATGGAAGCGGTAGTCAAGCCCCTAAAGTTCTTATTGCTAGTTCAAGTTCAGGATTTAATCTAACAGCTTCTCAAATACAAGAAGTAGATGAAGCACGTTTTACAATTGGATATGCAGGAGGTTTTTACGCAGTTAGTGGTTTAGGTAATGATAAAAATACTTATGCTCAATATCAATTTAAAATAGCAATTAAAAAACCAGGAGAGTCTGATTTTGAGCCTTATACTTTTTTAGAGAATCTAAAAACACATAGTGGAGGAGCTTTTAAAAATAGTGTTAGTTGGGTATATAAAATAGATCTAGATGAGTATCGTCCTTTTATAGATTTTAAAGTAGAAGTAAGAAGAATAACAAATCATACCGGTCCAGGTTATAAAAAACTAGTAAATGGTGTGGCTGAAACTTATCACGACTGGCAAAATGTAACACAAAGTTCTTTAACAAATACTACATGTGTTATAAAAGACAGACTGACTCATCCTTACTCTGCTATGGCAAAAGTCTCTTTTTCTACCTCTCAATTTACAAATATGCCAACAAGAAGTTACCATACAAGAGGTTTAAAAGTACAAGTACCTTCTAACTATGTAACTCGGGAAGAAAACGCAGGAGTATCGGCATATACTAGAGATATTTCTACAGGTGCGGTAACTGGCACATATCAAGACTGGGATGGAAGCTTTAGAAGATTTCCTGTTTATACAAATAACCCTGCTTGGGTATTTTATGACATACTTACAAATGATCGATATGGTTTAGGAGAGTTTTTATCGAGTCAAGATATAGATAAGTATATGCTTTACAGAATAGCAAGATACTGCGATGAACTAGTGCCCGATGGCAAGGGAGGAGAAGAACCTAGATTTACTGCTAATTTATATCTTACCAAAAGAGCTGATGCGTATAAAGTTATAAAAGACATAGCTACTATATTTAGAGGGATGGTTTATTATTTTGATGGGCAAGTATCACCTGTAATAGATGCTCCAAGCGGTCCTGTTTATACTTTTACCAAAGCGAATGTTTTGGAAGGACAGTTTTCATATGAAGGTACAGGAAGTAAAACAAGAATTAATCAAGTAATAGTTACTTGGACAAATCCAGAAGCAAGCTATAAAGCAGAGCCTTTAATAGTGGAAGATAGAAAAAATATAGCAGATACTGGTCAGATAATAAGTCAAAGCGCTGTAGCAATGGGAGCAATTACAGAAGGCCAGGCATTAAGATATGGTAGATGGAAGTTATGGACAGCAGCAAATCAAAGAGAGATTGTTTCTTTTACCACTTCTTTAAACGGTTCTTTTTTAATACCAGGGGATATAATAAATATACAAGACTCTGATAGGCACTCGAGACGCTATGGAGGAAGAATTTCTAACTCTGGTACAACGAGATCGACTACTTCTATACCTTTAGATAGTTCTGTTTCTTTAATTTCAGGAAGTACTTATACTCTAAGTGTTCTTTTCGAAGAGCCCGGCGCTTTCGCAACTTCAGACGTAACAATTAATGGTACAGCTTATAAAAAAGGCGATTTAGTAACTCAAGCTTTCATAGACGGAGATGGAGATGGAGGAACTAGTGGCAATGGTACTTATACCCTTCAAAATATTGATAGCGAAGTAAAAGCTCAAAATGCAAAAGCTTCTGCTACCGGTACTGATGCTTTATTACTTTCTTGGTCAGACACTCATCGAGCAGAGACTAAGCCAGTAACACAATCTTTAGTAGGAACTAATACTAGTACTATAACAGTTACTCAGGCTTTTTCAGCCATACCTGCTGTTGAAACTATTTGGGTGCTTACTGAAACTTCCGCAGATGATGCTACGGTAGAAGGCTCTGCAAAGCAATATAAAATTTTATCTCTAAGCGAAAATTCAAAAAATGAATACGGTATAACAGCAGTAGAGCACTATGATGAAAAGTTTAGTGCTATCGAAGAGGACTTTACTACTTTTATAGCAGATACTGTCTATCCCGCTGTTAGAACAACAGATGTAGTACCTCCTGTAATAGATATTCATGCTACAAATAAACCTAAAAAACATGGAGGA